ATACGTGGAGTTGCTACGCCACGACCAACTTTAGGGAACTTAACAGTAGATCCCTCAACGCCTCTACGCTGACGAACAGCACCTACCAACATAGCCTTGCCCTGGTAAGCCTGTTTTACCTCAGCATCGAAAAGCGTTACAAATGCGTTAGATAAAGATACGCTCATTTGTTGCTCCTGTATAAAAGGTAAATTAATAAAATTAAGGGTTTTCGCTTATGGTTAGCCTATTGCTAGGGCCAGATGCTTGCTACTTACGGTAGCCAATCGTCAACTTACATTGCGTTAAGGGCCGATAAATCGGTATGCCTTGTAATGGTTTTTATATCAACTGTATCTTTAATACAACACTTTTTTAGAAAAATAACCTAGATTCCCAAAAAAGAACCCCGCACGAGGCGGGGCGTAAATCACTCTTGATGAAGTGAGGAGGTAATCATTCGCCAAAAGTCTGTTTGAACATTCTCTCTACTTTTTGACGATAAGCTGGGTCAGTCTTGTATTTTGGATCCGCTACCATCTGGTACAACTCATCCTTAGACGGGGCGCCCTCAACTGGTACAGACTGTGTAGGAATACGAGAACCCTCGTAAGCCTCACGTAATTTCATAAGAGCCTTAATACCATTGGCAGTACCGCCCATGTATTTAAACTCCTCAAAATCGTCTTTACCCCAAATACCCTTGTTAACTAAGCCTCTAGCCCAATCTGTCATACCTTTAATAATCTGGTCTGCATTAGGGCCAAGGGCTTGCTTTTCTTGAGCAATACTACGTTGAGCAGTCTCAATCTGCTCTCCACCCATTTTCACGATATCGCCTACTAATGTATCTAAAGCGGCTTGAGAGATGCCGTTTTCTTTAGCCCAGCTCATAACGTGCGTACGAACTGGATCATCCTCAGGGATATCGCCAAATGCAGAGGTATCATACTTGCCGTCTGCTGGGGCTTTGTGTTTGCCTGTGGATACCATCTTACGCATATCCATCCAAGACTTAGCAATTCCCTCTAAGTCTGGAGCGGCCTCGTCTTTTTTCCAAAAGTTCTCAGGCCACCAGTCGGGTCTTTCTAGTGGTTCATCATCCTCACTTGGAGCTAAATGGCTAATCTCAGTTGCCTGAGGGTTTGCCTCTTGTGTACCTTGCGTGTCCTCGATGCTAGCTGAGTCCAGTAGGCCACTTTCCTGTGGGCTGGTTGCTTCGGTATTTTCCATTTTTTAAAGATTCCTTGCTTTAAGAATCCGTGACTCTAAATCTCTAATTACACTATTCTGACCCTCACGGTAGAACGCATAACTAGGATCGCTACCAGGCACGGCAACTGGTTGCTCTAGTAAAGTGGCACGGAGCCACTTCATTAGTTTTTCGCCATCCTCAGAGGCAAGAACTCTGAGGCATAGCTTATTCAAGTCCTCTACTGCTTGCTGGGCATCTCTTGTATCTAGCGATATCTCTTGTAGCCCAGCCCACCCCTCACTGATTACATCATCGAGTTTATTTGTCATTCAATTCCTTTAACGACCTCTTGTGCTACCTCTGGATTTTCCTGAGCAAGTTGTTGCGCTTGATCCATAGCTTGTTGCATCTCAAACGCTCTCTCCTCAGGGGCTTTACGTAACATCTGTGGAATACCTAGTTTGTCGCCAATGTAGTCAACGATAGCACCGAACTTAGGTGTAGCTTGACCCTCTGGCCCCATCTGAGTAGCCATCTGCACGAATTGAGTTACGTTACTTACATCCTCCATATTTTGAGCCATAGCCAATGGAGCAACTGGAGCAACTTTAATCTCTAAACCGTTGACTTTGAGTGGCAAGTCAATTAAACCACGCTCATCCATAACAGATAAAGTCTTGGCTACAATCGGAACCATAGTCTCATTAATCAAACGACCAAAGGCAGATCCTAGGTTCTGAGACAGTTCTTTCATGCGCTCTACGACTTCAGTGGCAGAACGAGCAGACATATTATCGGGCGGCAGGCTCTCATCTAGCAGAATCTTTTTAATGTTCTGAACCAAATCATTTATGACGAGTTGGCTAACGTTAAAGTCACCCGCTCTTGGCAGTGGCTTTAAAGATTCGCCTTGAGGCCCACCATTCCGTGCTACTGGGATAATTGCACCAGGAATAATCTTAACTGTCGCTGGGTTCAATACCCCATCATCTGCGGCGGTATAAACGCCAGAGATGGCCATAGATGCGTTCTTTAAAACTAACTCTTTAACCTTGTTCAAAGTCTTGATGTCTGGCAAAGCAGTAATGACTGGGCCACGACCATAGATTTCACCAGCTACTTTCATGTAACGGGCTACGATCCAAGGGCTTACTTTCATTCTGCGATAGACAATCTCAGACTTAGACTCTTTGTGAATCACGTGGTAGCAATAGTCGCCACGCTTATAGTCGTACACAGTTGCCTCAATAAATTCCAAGTCCTCTGTGGGTTTCATGTCAATCTTAGTCTGCAACATCGGGGGAATATTGGCATCTTTCCATTGTTGCTTAACTGCCTCACCCTTGAGACGCATACGGCGATATACGTTATCTACCTGACCGTTAGCACCCTCCTCGAATGTAACGAGGTACTGAGGTACTGGAATGTAATTAATAGGCACTACGTCATCGCCTGGTTGAACCATCATAACAGCAGTACCAACTGACAAGTCTAGTAAGAACTCGCCAATAGCAATGTCAAAGTTAGACTGCTTGATAGTGGCAAACATCTTATCTGTATAGACATCTAAAGCCGCATTAGCCTCAGCCTTGCGATCCTCAGGAATATCTGGGCCAGCCTCTAATCTGCACCATTTACGTTGTGGAGGGAATACGCCAGACTGGATACGGTTAGCAAAACGTTGTGTAGAGTTGATAGCCGTAGCATCAAATACACGATTCATTTTCTTAGCACCGCCACGCTTGCCGTCATAGTAACCGTCATAGAGGTTACGCTGAGGTAAAGCAAACTCATACGCCTCATCGTATAGGTCTCTAAAGTCCTCTTTCTTTGAGGTAGCGATATCGTGTCGCTTGATAATATCCTCAGGTTTTAAGCGCATCATTTCAGCCATGTCAGTCTTTCTTATGTTTGTTTGCAAACGCTCTAGCTTGTTCTTTACTGCTAAATCCCCAAGCCTTTAGAGCCAACTTTAATCTTGTAGGTTTACCGTTCTCATCTGTTAACGGCCCAGCCATACCACCGAATCGAGCGGCAAAAGATACACGTCTAGGGTTTACGCCAGACTTAACGGGTGCTTGTAAGTTTCCACCCTCTTTGCGCTCAAAGTATTTGCGACCCGCCTCGGTCAATCCGCCTTTAGGATTCTTATGTTCTTTTCTCATTCGTACCACTCAATCAGTAATTCAGCTATGTGAGCCTGAGAATTGATATTAGTAAGTCTAAAAAGATAAGTTGTTAGTGGCTTTAGTACGTATTCGTATGTATAGCCACCGCCACCAGCTCCAGTACCGCCCTGACCGCTAGTAATAATCTCACCAAAGATTTCAGTACCTAGCGCAGATACAGTAGGGTTATATACGGCCGCACCCGTGCTAGTAGTATTCAATGAACGATTACGTCTGTGGATAGTTAGCGCAGTTCCACCGCTAGTTGTTGGAGCCTCATAGACGTAGAATCTTGAATCGCCACCGCACTGATAGTTAAATACTGCATGAGGCAATATGCCAGATGGCCAAGCAAGAGCAATATCAAGGTTTCCGTTAACGGCTAAAGATGCGTCAATGTAATACACGTAATACGCACGGCCCTCATGTAAACGTAAATGGTTTACGTCAACTGTGGGGAATGGTCTGTCAGAGCTTGTTAAATATTGAACGCCATCCTTGTCAACGTAAGACGGGCTTACGTGACGTGACTTAGTATCTAGCGACTCTCGTTTGACTTCAATAGCCATTAGCTTTCGTCATCCTCGTCTAAGTCCATAGCCTTTTTGAGATCCATCTCATTAGGCTTTGAACGACCCTTTTGCTTTGCAAGCATCTGAGCTACTTTCTTATGGAAAGCAGTAGGCTTTTTGGGCATATCATCCTCGCCCTCATCCTTGCCATTACCGTTTAAATAGATTTCGATTTTCATTCTTTAGCCGCTCTCATGTTATCTACAAGGTTCGGATAAGGTCTGCCAGCTTTCTTAGCCATAGCTTTAGCCGCCGCCTTTTGCATAGGCGTTAGCTTTTTTGGCTTACCCAAATCTTTTGGTCGCTCTTTGTCCCAAACTTCTTTCATTTTTTGCTATATCCCGCCTCGCTCATAGCGATAGCAACTGCCTGATCCTTAGACTTAACTTTTTGACCAGAGCTAGATTTCAATTTGCCAGACTTATACTCACGCATAACTTTGGCTACCTTAGCTTGCATCTTGTCTTTTTTATCCAAGATTATTGCCTCCACCTAGGGTTTCAACACCAGCCTCAGGGTTCAGACGTGCATCTGATATCAACTGACGGCCTCTGCGTCTTGCGCCACGCATACGTGCGCCCATCTCCTCCTCAGCACGGCTAGCTCGTTGAGCTACCTTTTCAACTGCTGGAGTTGGTGCTTGTGCTGGTGCAGATGATCCGCCGCCACCACTAAAAGCCTTAACTACTGGTTTTGTAACTGCCGCTACTGCGCCACCCATCACATACCTACCTTTCCTGTATTGCCACCTAAAGTTTGTTCAACACCCATCTCAGGTGTAAGACGTGTGTCAGCTAATAACATTCTTGAGCCACCTCTCGTACGTGTTCTCGTACGTGCGGCTTGTTGCTCTGCGAGGTCTCGTTGCTCTGCCTCAGCCTGTGTTCTAAGTCTTGCGTTCTCTTTGCGTTGCTCCTCAATTTGAGCCATCGCCGCAGAGTTATCTGGCTTACCACCGAATAATCCACTCATCTAAAACCTCGTCATAAGTAAGTAATCAATACCATCTGGCCCATACTTACGCAAAACAGTCTCAGTATCAAAACCTAGGTGCTTTGCATAATTAATTGCCCTATTATCGTCAGTTCTAACAGTTATTTGTAATCTGTGCAATAGGAGATATCGCATAGCGATATCGCAGTAGCTTTTTCCAGTCCTTAGCATAGTCGCTGGCTTTTTCCGTAGCTCGTCATCAAAGATAGACCAAAGCTCGCCAACGCCGTTCCAAAACTGCACAATCCCTGTAATGGCCATAGGTCTGCCATGTATAAAGGTAGTCATAGCCGTACCTAGTTCAGCCTGACCCGCAATCATGGATCTAAGCTCTTGGCCTCTAGCAACGGCCACTAATTCTGGCTGATTGACATCCATCTGGTCAAAATGGTCAATGACGAACGGTAAAAAGAACATTCCTCTACGTTTGTGTAGCTCAGAGTTCAGGATATCGTAAGGTATCTTTGTCATCGACCGAATACATCAAAATCAGTATTAGCTACCGTTTGCGCCACAAATGTCTTAGAAGTCGGATTATTAGCCTTAGTAAGTCTGCGATGTTCGCCACCACCGAGTAGCAAATAAGCAAAGGCATCGCCAATATGCGAATGTTCGTTTTTATTAGGCGAATCTTTGAATCTTTCATGCCCAGCACCTACGGATATACGTTTAAAATGATAACCACCAGCCAAAGACTTACGCAACATCTTACATTCTCGGCTTACCAATAGACCAGGCTTGCCACCAATTAGGCGTTGCATCGGAGCGGCCGCCGCCTCTCTACGTACCATAAAGTCATTCGATGGCGTAGGTTGCGCTCTTAATCCTAAAGTCCTTAGGTAATCAAAAGCCGTTACCTCATAGATAGCATCTCGTTGCATACCAGCGGGGTCGCCCCAGACTAATACTTGCATACCAGGATACTTAGCGTTCAAATCAGCTAGCAACTGCTGACCAAATCGCTCAAGGCCCATATCAAACGTTACAATCTCGTCTAATATCTGCCAAGTACCGTTAGGCAATCGCTGACCAATGACTGCGGCTGGCGTCAAACCAAAGTCCAAGCCTACTTGAATTGGCACACTTGGATCTAAGACTACATCGGATGACATAAGATTGTCGTCATACTCTGGCCAAACGGGTTTACCCTCTTGCACATAGGTATATTTACCCTCGGCATAACATCGAATCCAGTCAATGTTTTTACCGAGTAACATCTGCTGATAGTAGCCAGGCGGTAGATTCTCTAGGTTTTCAGCTCTAGGATTAATTTTCCACCACTTGCCAGCGGCAAATACGTGGTCATTAGCCTCAGGATTATCAGGTAAATCCTCTGGAC